TGGCAAAAGGAAGAAAGAAAAAAGCAGAAGGATTAGGAGATACTGTTGAAAGTATTTTAAAAGCTACTCACATTGATAAGGTTGCAAAATGGTTACTTGGTGAGGATTGTGGATGCAATGAACGTAAGGCTAAGTTAAATGAGTTATTTCCTTATAGACAACCTAAATGTTTAGAAGAAAACGAATATCAGTTTTTAAAAGAATGGTTTGACAGAAACACGAATGTAGTAAAACCAAGCGAACAAAAACAAATACTAAACATACATAGCAGAATATTTGGAGTAAGAAACGAACCAACAAGTTGTGCACCATGTCTACTACAAAGAGTAAAAGAATTAGAATACGTTTATAACACATACGAAAATGCCGATACCGAAGCCGAATAAAAGCGAATCTAAAAAGGATTTTATTCAGAGATGTATGGAAGATAACGTAATGGTAAGTGAATACCAAAACACGGATCAAAGATTAGCAGTATGCTCTACAACATATGAAGAAAACCTATCTGAAAAGACGAAAAAAGAAAGTGTGTAGCTTAATATTAAAACACGATTATTACATTGTAATTATAAATCCAAGATTACATAAAAAGCACTGGACTAATTTAAAAACGATATTAAAAGTTGCAGAAGTAAAATATGTTTTATATATAGATTACGAGATAGACGATATGGAATTGCATTCTGTGTCAAAAGACGAATTCAAAAGTTATAATTATAACCCTAATTAAAATAAAATGGCAAAGAGAGGAAGACCAAGAAACTTAGATAGTCCAGAACAATTATATGAACTATTTGAAAGATATAAAAACGACGTAAAGGCGAACCCAAGAATAAAACACGTATTTGGAGGTAAAGACTTTGAAGAAAGAGCAGAACCTTTAGAAAGACCTTTAACAATGGAAGGATTTGAAGTATTTTGTTGGGACGAAGTAGGACAAGTTGAACAATATTTTAAAAACATTGATAAAAGATACGAAGAATATATACCCATCTGTTCGCGTATACGCAAAGAAATTCGTGAAGACCAAATCACAGGGGGTATGGTAGGACAGTATAACCCAAGCATTACACAGCGCTTAAACAACTTAAAAGAACAAGTAGAACAAATAAATATAGAGCAGCCATTATTCCCAGATGCTAACACGGACAACAGCGATAAATAAAATCCTATCTTTAAAAAGACGGATTAAAATAATTCAAGGAGGAACTTCAGCTGGTAAGACATTTGGAATACTTCCTGTACTAATAGATAAAGCCACAAAGGAAAAAGGAATAGAAATAAGCGTAGTTGCTGAATCAATTCCACACTTGCGTAGAGGAGCTTTAAAAGACTTTCTAAAGATAATGAAGTGGACTGGTCGCTACTTTGACGAACGTTTTAATAAATCACTTTTAAGATATGAATTTGCTAATAGCAGCATTATTGAATTTTTTAGTGCGGATGATAGCAGTAAGTTACGTGGTGCTCGGCGTGACGTTCTTTATATTAACGAATGTAATAATGTCACCTTTGAATCATATAATGAACTTGCTATCCGAACTAAGAAAGAAGTTTATTTAGACTTTAACCCTGCCAATGAGTTTTGGGTACACACTGAACTAAAAGACGAACCCGATTCTGACTTCTTAATTCTTACGTATAAAGACAATGAAGCGTTAGACGATAGTATTGTTCAGCAGATAGAAAAGAATCGCTTAAAAGCAGAAACAAGTAGCTATTGGGCTAATTGGTGGCGTGTATATGGGCTTGGTGAAATAGGAATGTTAGAAGGTGTAATATTTTCTAACTGGAAACAGATAGACAAAGTTCCTGAAGAAGCTAAGTTACTTGGAATAGGATTAGACTTTGGTTATACGAATGATCCAACAGCAGTTATAGAAGTTTATAATTGGAATGGTAAAAGAATAGTAAACGAACTTGCCTACCAAACAGGAATGCTTAATTCAGATATTGCAAAGATACTACCAAAACACGTAGTAGTTTACGCTGATAGTTCAGAGCCTAAATCAATAGACGATATAAAGAGATATGGCATAACAATTAAAGGCGTAACTAAAGGAAAAGATTCGATAAACTTTGGAATAGACACAATGCAGCAACAGGAATATTTAGTTACTTCTAACAGCGTTAATTTAATCAAAGAGCTTCGGGCTTATACTTGGGACGTAGATAAAACAGGAAAGCGTTTAAACAAGCCTATTGACAATTTTAATCACGGAATAGATGCGTTAAGATACCACGAAATGGAAACGTTAGGAATAAACGCAACTTACGGACAGTATTTCATTAAATAATTCACACTAATGACAGATGACCTACCTGAAATGGTGCGCACAGTTGAGCAGTTTATCCAAGATAAGACGGGAAAGAAGGTTAAAATAATATTTAACGATCCTATGAGAATCCATTTACATACGAAAATGCTAACAGAAGCATATTCGATAGCTCTTGCTTACTACAATTCTAAAAATAAAAGTTAAACAAATATGAAGGCACAGATTAAAGTACCTACGACACTAAGCGAAATTCCATTAACAGCTTATCAAGAGTTTATAAAGCTCATTGATAAGTCAAACGACCATGAGTTAATAGCTCAAAGAACTATTCAAATATTTTGTGGTTTAGAAATGAAGGACGTATTACAAATACGTTGGGATTCTATCTTAGAACTAAGCAATCATTTTGCTGAATTATTCAAACAAAAACCAGCGTTTCAAAATAGGTTTAAATTAGGTGAACACGAATTCGGTTTTATTCCAAACTTAGAAGAAATGAGTTTCGGAGAATATATCGATTTAGAGTCTAATATCGGAAGCGTAGAAAACTTTCACAAAGCTATGGCTGTAATGTACAGACCAATTACAGAAAGACGAAAAGACACTTACCAAATATTACCTTATAACGGAACTGAAGAATTTGCTGAAGCAATGAAGTACGCACCTTTAGACGTTGTAATGGGTGCTTCGCTTTTTTTTTGGAATTTAGGAAACGACTTAGTACAAACTTCTCTTACATATTTAGAGGAGGAGATGAAGAAGGACAAGAAGCTGAACACGACTATTCAGAAAGAACTCAATTCACTAAGCAATGGGGATGGTACAATTCAATCTATGCAATCGCTAAAGGGGACGTTACAAAGTTTGATGAGGTTACCAGATTGGGAGTTAGAAAGTGCCTTACATGGCTCACATACGAACGACAAAAAAACGAAATTGAACAAAGAGAACTTAATAGAAAACTAAATAAACATGGCTAACTATTTTCATTTACTAAATACTTTAAAAGGGCACTTCGATAATGATCCATTTATAAACACAGTTACAGAAGGGGATATCTTTAAAGTAGATTTAGCTAAACAAACAATATTTCCTTTAACTCACATTATAGTAAACTCAAGTGCTATTGAAAATAATATCATTCGTTTTAACGTAAGTATTTTGTGTATGGATGTTGTGGATATTTCCAAGTCAGATGCTTCAGATATATTTATAGGAAACGACAACGAACAGGATGTGTTAAATACGATGTATGCTGTGCAAAACAGATTGTACGAAAGTTTAAGACGGGGTGCTTTATCTTCAGATAATTTTATGGCTGGAGGCAACGCAACGTTAGAGCCATTTGCAGAAAGATTTGAAAACTATTTGGCTGGGTGGACTATGACCTTAGATATTTTAATGCCTAACTCAATGACTATTTGCTAATGAGAAAATTTAAACAAAGGCTAAATCAATTACTTATTGATAATCCTAATGGAATAGATTTTATGTGTTCTAAAGAATTTCAGAAACACGCTGAAAGAATGTTTTTTAAACACAAAGGATTTGACATAGTGTGTAGTTCAAAAGTACCAAAAGGCGGAATATATTTTATTAACTATGAATTAACTCCTGTAAATGAGTGAAGTATTAAAAGCATTAGAGAAGTTTAGAGATGAGGTCGTAAGTGGAGCTCGTAATGAACTTGCTGCTAAAGGTAAAAATTCTTCAGGTAAGTTAAGTAACTCAATTCAAGGCGAAGTAAAACAGATGCCTAACTCAATAGGTATTTATTTTAAAATGGAGGATTACGGAAACTTCCAAGATAAAGGAGTAGACGGAACGAAAGTAAAACACGGAGCACCCTATTCATTTAAAAGCAAGATGCCTCCTCCAAGCAAGTTGGATAATTGGATTGTAAGAAAAGGCATTGCACCAAGAAAATCAGGAGGTCAATTTGCAACTCGTAAAGGACTTCAATTTATTATTGCAAGAGGTATATTCCAAAAAGGTATTAAACCAAGTTTGTTTTTTACTAAGCCTTTTGAAAAAGCATTTAAACAATTACCAGACGATTTAATAGAAAAATATGGTTTGGATATGGAAAAAGATTTATTAACGATATTATCTGAAAATTTAAGACGATGAGCATATTTGCACGTAGCCCGTACATTGTAGAAATTAGTGAAGCAGGACAAGAAGGTTCTAAAGTACAGTTGTTTATTTGGAATGGAACAGGTTCTGCTCCAGCAAGTCCACAATATACTTTAGATAAATTAATACCAGCAGCAAACAACGTAAAGACGTATTACAATATATCTCCATACATAAGAGAGTATATTTCATGGAATACAAGACAAACACCTTATAACACTTTTTCTGCAAGTCAAACTTCACAATGGTGTAACGTTAAGATTAAAAAGTTTAAATTAAATGCGGGTGTTTATACTCAAGTAGGTAGTGATATTACTCTAAAAGGATTCGACGGTTTTGGATATTATGAAGACGGAGGTAACCCAAGTTTAGCTACTGACATTTTACATGAAGAAGGGACATTTACTTATGCTTACGATTCAAGTATTATTTATGGTAGTGACATAAACTATTACGGTGGTTTTATCATGGTACAAACAGGCACAAGTTATAAAGCTAAATACACAAATCTAAATACAGCAGCAACGTTTACTCAAACATTAACCAATGATTCTTTGAGAGATGTTTTAAGAGTTTATCCTCCGTATGTAGCAGACGGTAACAAACTTGAGATTTTAGATAGTGCAAATGATCCACTTTGGACTGCGACATTTAAACCTAACTTGAATTGTAGATATACACCTGTTGTATGTGACTTTGTAAATAAATATGGATGTTGGCAAAGGACTTGGTTTTATGCTGCTTCTAATAACACCTTAACGGTTGAAAACACGAATTACAATTTGATGCAATCTAAAAT